CGCACCCCTGTTGGGTGCGTCCCTAAATGTTGAACTCATGTTCAGCAATCCATCGTATGAATACGACCGAATCAGCTAAAGTGCTAGATGGTGGCGTCGTCTTGGCTGCATTTTCATGCAATCGAGGCGATCCATTATACTATCCCGGATTACTGAATGAAGTGCCCTTCTATTTTGAACCATTTACGGTTTATTATAGTCGTATCACTCCAAACAATTCCGGTTCTAAACGGGAGTGGAAATCCTTTGAACACTACAAAGCGTTCAGAGGAGATTCAGCTCCTGGTAGAATGACAGTCTATGCCCAGGTGTGGGAATATTATCCCCACATTTACCAGGCAACGGTTGATCATGTGCATTTTGGTTACGACCTTTGGAACACAAATGGTGTCCGATTCAGGCCGTACGGTGACCCTGGCCGTCCTTCACAGGATAAGCTAGGGTTTTGTGACGAGAGGGGTGACGGGGGCTTTGTGCCCGCGCCATCCAACCTTGATGAATTGAATCAGCGTGCCTTAAACAGCATGATGCCTCAAATCAAGGCTGAACTTAGTCTCCCCAATTCCATTTTGGAATTGAAGGATTTTAAGTCCCTCCCGAAACAGATCAAGGAGTGCTTTGCGCTAACCGAAAGGTTAACGCAAATTCTTCGTGTTTCTTTTAAAGGAAATAAGAAGACACTCCGTGAACTGACCCGTCAAGGTGCCGCAGGTTATTTACAATATATGTTTAACCTGGCGCCCTTGTTGAAGGACATTCGCGGTATTCAATCCGCTTTGTCCCAGACAGAGAAACGTGTAAACGATCTCGTGTCTCGCGTGGGGAAGCCGCAACGTAAACATTTTATGTTTACGTGGCAGGAACTCTCTGATACTGATGACTCTACCGGAATAGCTTACTCAATGCCCCCGGGATCACTCCCAGGGGCGGGTCAGCTAAACGGGTTTAGTTGTCGGCGTCAGATCAAGAACCAAGCTTCCGTGTTTCATGCAGAAGTTGAGTATAACTACAACTTTTCTGCTTACCAGGCTGAGCACGCTCAGCTGCTTGGCATGCTGGATGCTCTAGGGGTTAACCTTAACCCTGCGATCATTTGGAATGCCATTCCATGGTCCTTTGTAATTGATTGGGTCGTCGGCGTAGGCCGATGGCTAGATCAATTCAAAGTGCAGAACTTGAAACCCATAATCAACATACGGAAATACTGTTGGTCAATTAAGAGAGAACGGGATACCTACTTGGATAAGATACCTGCAAAGGTGTCCCTCCCGGAAGGCCCTATTCTCAATCAATTGTTATCACCAGTATCGCTCCCAGTAGTCCATGAAACGGCTTACCGCCGCGGGATTGGAATACCGGGTTCTAGCTCGATTCAAACGAGCGGGCTAACTCTCAACGAGTTCAGCCTGGGTGGAGCGCTTGTGGTAGCACGGCGTAGACACTCATCACGGCGATAGGCCTTTTCCTATCAAATGCCGAGTGGACATCTATCCGCTCAAACCAAAAGCATGCTAAGTAATACACTTAACACCAACGAAGTAAAGAACGCCGCAGGGACCGAAGTAGAACTACAACGGATCCTTACAAACGAACGATCGACGGTTTTCGCTAAAATTACCGAAACACCGTCGCTTCCTCACCGTCTCTCGATTAGTCATCAAGAGACAGGGGTTGGTCTGAAAAAGCGTCGTCGGTCGGTCGTCAGAGTAGACATTACGTCTATATCTGGCGTCGATTCGATTACGCCTATCACCACCTCGGCTTACACTGTAATTGACGCCC